GACGCTGGGGTAACAACTAAACAACGATCTACTTCGTTACTCTCAAAAAGGGATTCTATGGCGGCAATAGTTGTTACGGTTTTACCGGCGCCCATCACAAGCCCGAGTAGCACTTGGCCTCTGTCGAGCATTTTTTCGACAGACTCTTCTTGGTATGGGTATAGAGATCCTGTAAACATGTTAGGTAATCCAAGGTGGTAGGACAGTTGCGGTATCTAATCCTACCTTAATTTCCTCGTCTTCCATGTCACCTATGTCCTTGCAGTCTGAACCACTGTAGTTCCACCACAAAAGCCCTGCTCTTGGTGTACCTATTGCTTTGTAAATCTTTTTACTAGAAGCAATCCCAGCGTCATCGTTGTCCATAGCTACAACAATTCTATCAGCGACATACAAAGTTAATCTTAGTTGTTCATCAGATACATACGCACCGAAGGTACCTAATGCCTGAGCATCTAACCCAAGAGATGCAAACCGAACTACGTCCAATGGCGATTCAACAAGTACAGCTGTAGTGCTTCTAAAGCGTTCTATGCCAAATAGAGTCTTGGACTTTTTTACTCCGTTTGGGTAGTTCAGCACACTACCATGCTTCTTCTCTTGCCAACCCTCTAAGCGACCTGTTGGCGACATTATCGGTATGGCCCAGGCTCTGTGATCTTTGTTCCACCTAACGCCATGCTTGTGCGTTAGCTCTGGGTCAAGGTTTCTTGACTCACACAAAGCTTCTGGTACTCTTGCGAACCCAAAGAACACATCTCGATCTACGTAGGTTTCTTCTTGTACGATCTTTGGTGCTTTTAGGGCTTCAAAAGAAGACTCAACCAACATCTTCTGTATGTCAAGAGAGTTGGCTCCACCAGTCAGTTCGTACAGAAGTGAGGACAAAGACCCTCTGGCTCCGCAGGAAAAGCAAATCCATAGTCCGGTGTTGGCATTCATGCTCCATGACGGGGAGTTGTCATGTCGCCCAACCGTCCTAATGTGAACAGGGCATTTACCGGTGATCTCTCGTTCACCAACTCGCTTGATCTCTACGCCCACTGACTCTAGGACTTGAGCGATGTTAATCGAATGAGGGGTTGATGTAGTCGTCATAGTCGTTTACTTCCTCAAACTCCATAGTAGACCAGTCCCACTTTACATGCACTTCTCCAGTTGGTGCAGTTCTTGCTAGGACAACTCTGATAATTGCTTGATCATCAACGTCTGGGTTGCGCTCTACACCAAGGATCAAGTCAGCGTCCTGTGCAAACGACGAGGTGTAACCAATTGCGTCAGCTGTAACTGCTCTTGTCTTTCTGTTCTGTAGCTTCCAAGAGAGAACCTGAGTAGTGGCTACGACAGGAATGTCAAACCGTTGGGCAAGTCGCTTTAGTGCTCTAGTGATGTTGGTCAGTGCTTGTGGGGAACCCTTGGCTTCACCCTCTTCATCGTCCATCAAGTACACACCGTCGACAACAAGCAAGTCCGGTTGATACTCCTGTACTTTGCCAGCCAGAGCTGTGACAGTAGTTAGAGAAGATGTGTCTTCGCTAAACACAAACGGTTGCATGTTCTTTCGGAGACTCAATGCACGCTTGATTTTTGCCATGTCCGCATTTGACAAATCTCCTGAAAGTATCCGTGTGTAAGGAACTCTGGAAATAAGTGAGTCGTACCGAGCTTCCTGTTCCTCAATACTCATCTCAAACGAAACAAACAATGGTCTCTTGCCGTGGATGTGTGCTGAGTTAGCCAAGATCAAAGCAAACAATGACTTTCCTCGCTTGGGCTCTCCAGCAAAGACAATAAACTGTTGTGGGCGTAGTCCGTGAGTGATTCTGTCAAGACCATGAAACCCTGTTGGTATACCACGCAAAGCGTTTGGTGTGTTGCGCATCTCTTCGTAACGAGACATGCGGTTTTCCCAGTTTTGAATGATATCAATGTCACGAAGTCTTGACGATTCAACTGACGCTTTCTGTAGACCAGCCGCAAGAGCGGCCATTGCGTCGTCAATATCATTGTTGTTGATTGCAGGTATGGCGTGAGACAAAGAATCCATGATGGTTCTCTGCCGATAAGCAGACAGAACCTCATCGATCAATCTGGAGAATGTTTCGCCTGATGCATCCTCCAAATGAATGTCACCAAACTCTTGTGAGAATACCCGCTCAGTCGGTACTGCTCCGTGTGTTCTTTGAAAGTCAAGTAGCCAAGACCACACCTCTACCCACGACCCAGTGAAGTGATCAGGCTTTAGTCCTGCTCGCACTGGCGTCGTCATGTCTTTTTCTTGAATGATTTTTGAAACGAGATACAGCTCACTGGAAGCCATCAAATTCTCCAAGCAGTGTTTGGTTGAACGACGTGAGCTCGTAAGCCTATCGTGAAAGCATCATCGTCGTTGGCAACGTAGACAGTTTTTATTCCCCGGTTGTAACGCAGGTCGAGAGCATACTCTTTGGCTGACGGGTAATACAACACGGTTGTGGTAATTCCTTTCCGAAGGAGCCAGTTGTATATAGGGTCTACGGCGTCCTGTGAAAGAAACGTGATTACGTCAGTACCGATGTGAAGCCTGTTTGTACAGTCTGCAATTGAACGAACCGATAGGTCGTTCGGCTTCCACATTGGTATAGCTGACTCCCAATTGTTGGCTCTCTCGTACAGACGATAACGAGTTTTTGAAGTAAATCCTTCAGGTGGGTTTGCCAAAACCCCTTCCCATATACACGATTGGGCAATCGTCGTGTAATCGGATATATCCCCACGCTCCATTATGAAACCCTAATCTCGGTCATCTCCGTTGTCGCTACCTTTACACGATCACCGTACCGACGATTGAAGTCCATGACTCCCATGGTTGTTGTAATGATCATGGATCTAGTGTCTTCGTATCTGCGTCTAATCAAGCTACCTATCTCATGTGTTGAAAAGTCTGTCTCTCGTTCCTGCCCAACACCATCAAGCATCACAATGTCAAACACACCCTGAATGTATTTTAGTAGGTAGGGCATGGAGTACATCTCTGGGAGCAACCCACCGTCCTGCTCAAAGGTGTCTTTCAGCATGTCGATGTACCGATCACTGCTAACAAATCTCCCAGACAGTTCATTGTTTGCGACTAGCTGAGCAAGAACGGCTTGAGCAACAACGCTCTTGCCACAACCAGACTTGCCATGCAAGAACAGACTGTCTCCTGGTTGGTAGTTTGCAATCCACTCTGAAACGTCAGACTTTGTTGAATCGCTGACTTCTAGGTTGTCTAGAGTAAACGACAACCACCTAGTGGGTATGCGGGTGTGAAACAGGCGCTCGTCAGTTGAACGATTGCGCCACCATTTTTCTGATTTCCAATCAGTCGGAACTGGGAAGGTCTGAGCCGTTGCTTTCCGAATAATAGCCATTTTCAATTATGCTCCAAAATTGGTTGTCGATTTCTGCAAAGTCGAGAGTCCGTGACTCTATCCAGTCTTTGAACTCTTGTGGGTCATCAAATGATGATGTGACCCAATTCACAAAGTGAACAAGGTCTTCAAAACTTGCGAATGCAAACACACCGTCATACCCCATGAGAACCTCTTCTGTAATTGTAAATTGCTGACACAATCGTATCAGCAGCGGGTCTCAAGGATGAGCGTGTTTTAGCAAGCAATTCTTTTGGAAGTGTGATATCGGAGAGGGTGCTAAGGAGCTCATCTCTATCGCAATCCTCTGTATTGAGATGCCACTTAACCAGCGAGTTAAGGGCTGAAAGTTTATTTCTAAACTCTGGAACTGAGAAGTCCGCAGTTGATTCAATAACTCTAGCAACTACTTCTGGGTAGCGATAGCACGCGTCTATTGCAGTCATAATCACGGTGTTGCGCAGGTGTTTGTCTGACGATGAGTCCCACGGTAGTTGTACGTTGTCTCTGTTGAAATCGTTAAGCATCAACGTGAGCACCGGGCTGGTGTCACTATCCAGCTCAGTTTCAACCTTTTCCATCAATGACTGCTGTACAGCTTTGCTAGAGAACATATGTACTGGTGAATCTGCTGACCGCATACGGTCTGTGCTGAAGAACTTATCAATCATTTTTGCAATGGATGCCCGTGTCAATCCTGAGTCAAGCAACAACCGCATGGTTCTTCTCAGTATTTGAGTTTCTTGGAAAGTGTAGGAGCAACTCATCACTGATCGTGGGTGATATACGAAGTAGTTTACTAGGTTGTTTACCTCTGGACGCGGTTTGCGTTTTACCGGTTCTTCAACCTTAGAGATTTCGTTTGGGTCTGCACCTAAAATCATGTCTACAACCATACCATCCTGGCCATCGGCCCTCTTTATAGATTCTGTATTTTCTCTATTCAATAGTAGTAATACTCTAGGGGTTTCAGAAAACCCATCGCACGCTGGGATTTCAATCGTTTTGATAGGGTCATGTGTGACCCCACCCCCTACCCCGAATGGGGTCACTGGTGTGCCTATCAATGGGTCATCCATGACCCTATATGGGGTCACTGATGACCCTATTACTTGCTGTGTGTAGTGTACCGTGTAGGTGTTTGGGCTTGGCTTTTTGCCAACCGTAACACCAATTACAAAGTTATCGGACAACCACTTGAGTGATCTCTTTACAGTTTCTTTTGAAGTGCGGGCGACTTTCGCTAGGTCTACCACAGACACAGTTACCGACTTATCGTGCAAGTTTATCATTGACACAAGGCAAGTCAGAATCTGTAGGTCGCGTGGTTGCCCATGCTCGTTTATGTAGGCCAAGGCCCACTCGGGCACGGCTATAAATCGCCCACCAAATACGTTGCTAGTTCCCATTGGACTCGGAAGCGTAGCGGGCGGATTTGCAATCCGCAACGATTGTTGAGGTGGTATTATTTGGGGTGACCGTTTGACTAGGAGCACAATGGAAGAATTAATTAAAGCTTTAAAAGTACTCATGTCTGACGTGGTTACATTCTACTTCATGGCTCATGGGTATCACTGGAACGTGGAGGGGCAAGACTTCAGTCAGTACCACGGGCTGTTTGCCGACATTTATGAGGATGCTTACGGTTCAATCGACCCCATTGCTGAGAACGTTAGAAAGCTGGATGACTACGCGCCATTTAGCCTAAAGAAGTTTAATGAACTTACCACTGTAACGTTTAAAGATGTAGAACCTACTCCAAAGGCCATGGCCAAAGCTTTGCTCACCGCAAATGAGTCAGTCATTAAAACTCTAAACGATGTTTTTAAAAAGGCTACCAAAGCAGACCAGCAGGGCATAGCTGATTTTATTTCCGGTCGTATTGATATGCACCAAAAATGGGCGTGGCAACTCCGCGCCTCGACTAAGTGAGGTATTTATGGCAAAAAGTCCAGCATGGCAACGTAAAGAAGGTAAAGATCCCGAGGGCGGGCTAAACGCTAAGGGTCGTGCTTCTGCAAAGAAAGAGGGTCATAACTTAAAGCCCCCCGTGTCCAAAGAAGGCGCAGCAAGGTCCAAGAAGGATGCTGCTCGTCGTGAGTCTTTCTGTGCCCGCATGGAGGGTATGAAGAAAAAGAACACTTCAAAGAAGACCGCAAACGACCCCGACTCACGCATCAACAAGTCACTTCGTAAGTGGGATTGCTGATGGCTGCTAAAAAGAAGGCCGAATCAAAGGTCAATGAGGCTGGTAACTACACCAAGCCTGCTCTGCGCAAGCGCCTGTTCAATGAAATCAAAGCTGGCACCAAGGGCGGCGACCCAGGTGAGTGGTCTGCCCGCAAAGCCCAGCTTCTGGCTAAGCGCTACAAGGAAGCTGGCGGCGGGTACAAGGACTGACCATGGCTAAAGCTAAGCCGCAAAAGGATCTTGATAAGTGGACTAATGAGAAATGGCGCACCTCTGACGGCTCCGAATCCAAAGGCAAGAAGCGCTACCTACCAGACAAGGCATGGGACTCTCTATCCCCATCAGAAAAAGCTGCCACCAATCGGGCAAAAGCAAAAGGTAATGCCGAAGGCAAGCAATTTGTGAAACAACCCGATAAGATTGCAAAGAAGACAAGCAAGTACCGGAAGGGAGGTAACTAGTATGTGTGCATCATGTGGATGTGGCCTTAAGGACAAGAAGGACCCCGGCTATGGCAAGGGTCCCGCCAAGGGCAAGAAGTCAGCACCTGCCAAGAAGGCAGCTCCCAAGAAGAAGTGAACTCACTAGTTACCTACAGTTGTAGGTACAAGAAATAGCCCCAGGATTTTCCTGGGGCTTTTCTCTTTGTGTCAGAAACTCTTACAAGTTTGATTGATACTCTAAGACTACATCCATGATCTTCTGTAGAAGATCCTTATTCATCGAGAACCCAAGTTCTGTACCATCGTTGAACATCAGTAGAACCGTGCCAACATCAAACTTTGATTTTGGTTCCTCAGCAACACCACCTGTTAGGGCGTTGATGGCTTCTTCCTTAGTCTTCACATCAAACCCAGCATTTGCTGCCATACGCTTAACCGACACTGCTGGCATCACTTCTAAAGTTTCTCTGTCAAAGCTGCTCGTGTCTAGATCTAGAAGAGTGTCAATGTGCGCTTCTGCATTGCTCTTTGCAACAATCTGCATTTTTGATGTGTCGTCGTTGTTTGAAGACACAATCAAGTCAGAGTCCTCAACAATGATGGGAACCAACCCGTTTGTAAGCTCCAATGATTGGATGCCCATGCTAATTGCTGTTGAGGCAAGGAACAATGATCTCTGAGGGTTCTCCTCATCCCACATGATCAACGCAGCGCTGTCCTCATGCTTTTTGAGGCACATCATGATCTCTATGTCTACTGCATCGGCTTGGGTTACTTCCGTGGCCAGCTTTTTAATTGCATTTGGTAATGGGCGTCCTTCCGTAGACTCAACTACTTGGTAGTTGATCTCATTGTCAATGAGCCAGTCATACACATACTCAAGAGCTGGTGATATCTTTTTGGTGCCGTACCAAGGAATGATGTACTGTGCGTTACCACTATCGGACAGTGACGCCACAATGACTTCTCTAGGCACATCTGACGTTCCTAGAATCCCGTAAGTCGAACTCTTACTCAAGTTAGCTCCTATCTAATGTTTTTTCTGTAAGCGGAGTCTCCAAGAAGCGTTAGTAATCGGAGAACTGAGTGAACTGTACCAGATATGGCAGCTACTGCAGCACCACTTACAAAAATATTCTCTACCTTCATAACCACACATACACCGTATGAAAGCACTAGAGAGGCTAGGAGCTTCACCCATGGCATTGCCTCTTTGGGAAGCAGAGAATCAATAAACTGCAATATCTTGTACACAGCTAAACTAGCTATGAGTAGCTCCATCTTATTCTCCCGGTATTTTGTCGTATGTAAAAGTGTACTTGTAAGTTGGTAGTTTTGTTATAGAACCACCGGTAGTCTTATAGTACCCGTTACTATACAGTGTTCCAGACGATATGGACTCTGTAACAGGAATAATATACTGCAGAAGTCTGTCTATAACGTTCTGTGTTTTTGCCCAGTTTGACGAGAATACTGACTGAGAATCATTTGGGGTGCCCTTCCACCTGTAGTCAGATATCGACCCAGTAGAACCAATCAACCATCCGCCCCGTACGGTGTTACCATCAAAGTATTCACCAATTGTGTTTCTTTCAAGAAGGGCGTATTTAAAGTCAGCGTATGATATGGAAAAGCTACCAACGCTGTTTGCAAACTTAATACTAAGAACTGCGTTTGTGTAGGTAGTAACACTGCTTGGAACTTCTAATCTCCAGTACTTCTTCCCAGCATACTCTTGAGCAGTGATGTCTGTGGTTATCAAGTTGGCTGACCCACCTGATGCTCCTCCAGCGTAGTAGAACGATACTGACTGAATAGAATCTTCTACGTAGTCAGCAACGTCGCTTTCTGTTGGTACTGAGATTGAGAAGTATAGGATGTCCCCACCTGTTACTTTTACGTACTTGGGGCTTCCCGGAGAAGCGGTAGAAGCTGTCTCTAAATAAGAGTAGAGGGCATTGGTAGGGTCTGGAAAGCTTACCCATCGCTCTGTCGTGGCTGTTCCCGAACTCAGAGTAGTTGTGGGCGTGTCTCCACCGTCATAAAAAATAGTTTGGGCTTCACCTAATACACCAGAATCATACGAGATTGCGCTGTTACTAACAGTGGGCTCACCACCATCGATACCCGACGCAACCCCATTTACAAATGCTGGATCATAGAGAAGGTTAACTCTTTGCGGGTAAACACTTATAGTCTTTAAGGTATCGTTTATCTCAACGTCAGCCCCACACAGAGCTTCTAGGTGTGCTTCTATCGAAGACTTAGACCCCGCTCTCTTCTTTAGTCTAGAGAAGTTAACTAAGTAGTCTCTAAGTCTCTGAGATCCAACGTCATTAGTTTGTAGGGTAACTCCTAGATCCTGAGCGACATAGTTTAGTAATTCTTCATCCGCTACTAACGGGTCGCGCATCGATAGGGAATGTCTAAGTGTTGACTTTATTTTGTCTAAGTCCCAACTAAATATAGACAGGAACTTACGAAGATCCCCAGAACTATTCTCATCCAAGGCTCGATAGTGCTCAGGAATTTTTGAGTAAAGATCTTCCAAAGAATCTTGGTCAACCGGTAGCAGCACTGGGATCTTTGACACGATTTCGTAGTAGTCATCACCATCGTGTGAGCGGTACCTAATGAACATTGAGTAGTACGCCCAGCTACCTAATACTGGTGTATGCACATGCTTTTTTGAATCTCTAGTTTCAACTAGAACAAATCCCTCTGAGATAGTATCTGGGCACCCATAATTAGAGTACACAATTAAAACCGAATACGGTTTTACCAAACCTGGGTTTGATGGGTCTGTGTCGTACAAGGTAAGATCCCATGTAAGAGTGGTTTCTTGGTAGCTAGACGCCACTGCTTCAAAGTACGCTGCGTTATAAAGAACATTACCAACAGGTACAGCTGTACCAAGTGTTGGTCTAGCTTGAACTCCGTCACCACGTATGTACGCTGCTGAAGCAGAACCCGTAGCGCTAGCAGACCCCAGTGATGCCCCAACACCACCTGGATAATACTGTAGATAAGAACCACCACTTGGTGCAGAGCTGCGTACTACGAAAGATTTGCGGGCCATTAGTTAGCTACCCATCCCTCCAGCAAACGTCAATGTTATATTGCCCTTTCTGAGAATATGTGTAGGGTCAAGCACTGCGTTTACTGTATTAGAACCATCTTCTATCGAAAAGTCAGATATTTCGATGTAGTCAACCCCTGTAAGATTCATCAACAATTTGTATACCTCTCCCCTACGAATCTCTTTTCCAAAGTCTGCATTATCAAATGTAAATAGCCCATCAATGGCGTTTCTAACATTTGCTTCGACCCAGCTACTAACGAACCCTTCGGAAACTTGTATAGACGCAGTTATGTCTAATCGTCTTAAAGTCACAGTACTAGCTGCTACGGGTGTTACGCCAATCATACTTCTTGGGGTCAACTTTTCTATAACGTCATTTTTTAAAGTTGTTGGAACGGTTATTGAATAGCTAGTGGTAGTCAGGAAGTCACTGACAAACGGTAGTGCGTAGATTGTTACCGATGCCCCAGCTGAGCTGCCCAGGGCAGATGGTGTATACGAAGAGATAGCTTTGTATACCCCAGAAACCGTTTTAGCAATGTCCGCGTAGTCCTGTAGGGTCACAGCTCTATCCTGTGTGCGTATTGATGAAATGATATTTGACTTTAAGCTTTCCGCAGTCTCACCGTTTGTACCGCTGGTGGTAGCTGTCGATGATGAGATCGTAATGTAACTTGGGTGGTTTTCCACAAAAGAAGAAATTAGGTTAGCTCCTAAGTTGCCATTAACCCCGGAGCTTCTAGTGTAGGAAGCTGTTATCTTAGATCCAGCTGGTGGAACAAACCCGTTAATACGGTTACCAAAACTAACCTGAACTGTTCCAGCGGACGTTAGTTTAACTATAAACCCTCTAGACCCACTAGACATGTCTGATATGTCAGCGTACTGTAGGTATGGGACATCTACACCGTCTTCTGTTACGGTTATCTCTATTGAAGATATCGCTGGATCAGTAGTAGTTAGGATGTACGACTGGTTGGGAGAACCGGAGGATGAGGTAGTTAATACGTCGTTGGTGACTAGCTTTCCTTCAACGACTTCAACTTCTTCTACCGTTCCTGGGGCTATGGTTATAGCGTTTGTGGTGTAAAAATTGTAGTTAACATTGTCAAAGTTTGCGCGAAGTTGAGAGTTAATAGGTAGCGTATACGCAGAAGCACTGGAAGAGTTTGCTATATATACAGAACCTCTTGCAGATTCACGACCGCTTGGCTTGTACCCAAACATGTTGGCATAGGCCAACAAGCTCTCTCTTTGTGTTGCTGTGGAGATAAAGGATTCCCTACCGGTGCGGTCAATGTAATAGTGAACTATGTCCCCGATATACGACCATAGGTCTACAAATAACATACCAAAATCAGACGCGTCTCTGTCAGTCCATTCTGGGGCTACTGTAGAAGCTCTAGCAAGTAAGTCCTGGCGGATAGTACCGTAGGTCCTACTTGCGTAATTAAATGTTTGGTCAGATGTCATTAGTTACCTACACAATCGTATCTTCTGTAATTAACCCAGGAACAGCCAGTTTAACTCTCCCAGTCCTATAGTTTCCTAGTGGTAGTTTGTATGTAACATATACATTTAAAGTTGGGTCATCGCTAGTCAGTGAATCAAGGTCAAAATTCATATCAATTATTTGAGCACCCGACACCTGACCCTTTAAGTCATATATAGCTTCTATTTTAGCATCAGCTAAAATAATTTCATTAGGTGTATCATTTACAAGTAGTTTCATGTCGCTGCCGAACGTTTGGTTTAAAATACGTTCTCCACGCATTGTGGTTAACACAGCCTCTATTTTTTGGTTGGCGATAGTACCCTCGTCCGTTGTGGAGTTTATCTTCCCACCTACGAACGAAAACGGTATCTTTATAGACTTCATGGTTACTCCAAACTATATACCAGTGTCAATATTTGCTATAGCGTAAACTTTATTAAAGTTCTCACCTTCAACTGCAACAATTAACTGGTTACCATCAACAGGGGGCCAGCTAACTGCCGGGGTCTTGGGGGTGTGTAACGCTATTGACTCATTTGCCCCAAGTACGCTTGGGATCTTTACGTATACTTCATCCCCAGATACCCTAACCACAAGGGCCCTGTGCAGTGTTATATCTGAGCTAGGCATATTCCAACACCCTAGCTGTGCTAGCAATCCATTCTTCATTAAAACTCATCTTGTACTCCGGTGGTATTTGAAATGTAGTGACATTGGAAGTATCAACAACCTGGTTAAACTCATCTGATTTTGCCAGGATTAACTCTGTTACATAGTTCTCTGATTTAACAAAATGAGTTACGTCAGATATATACCAGAACCCATCGAACTTTGAGTCAAACCCATCAAGATAAAGTATGCCACCAGGCACAGCTCCTCCGCCATACATTACGTTAAGTTTTGCATTGTAAATTGAGTTGTACTTGTCGTATGAATCTATAGTTCTAACACCCTCTTCTAAAGAGTTCAGAGATAGCGTAAGAGGTTTTTTAAATAACTTAGGCGAATCAGTCGATCCGGGAAAGTACTCAGAGGTTTCGTCTACTACTACATGTATGTTATTTTGTGAATCCAAAACAGTAACCACATTTCGACTGCGGTCTCCCGAAGACGAGATCTTTCCTAGGGTTGCTTCAAAATTAAGCACATAGAATGGCCTGTTTTCTTGAGTCCTATTGCTAGTTAAAGCTCTATGGTAAGACGATGCTCTGCCAGTAAATTTGTTTCTGTCCCACAGATGAAGGTGTGTTCCGTGTAGAGAAAATGACAAACCAAACTTCTTGCAGACTCTATTTAAAAACGACCAGTCGCTTTCGTTTGACTGAACTAGACGGACAGGCTTATAGGAGTCCTTAGGGTAATCAACGCTAAATCCATGAGTGTCTGATATAAAAGTAACGATCTCTGTAAGTGTAGGGGTTTCCCATACTTTTGATCTTACTTCTTTCATGACCATTGATGCCCCAATGCAGTACACCTTTGCTAGCTGTATTGGGCTTTTGTTGATCAGCCCGTCTTTTGCGTTATGCATTGGTTCAACATACGAAACATACCCAACAAACTGTTGTGATGTCCCCACACCCTCTCCAAGGGAAAAAGTTACGGGTACTCCTATGTAATCAGTTACTGCGGCTGCTGGAACGCCAGCCATAGTTACGATTAATAAGTCGTGTTTGTTCTCGGACAACGAAAGTTCGTATTCAATAATAGTCGTGTGGTCTAATGGTACTCCGTGTATTTGGAATCTGCAGCTTGCAGAAAACTTGTTTATAGAAGGGCCAATCATATTGGAATCCTAAGTGTTGTACCAATTGGTATTCTATCGGGCCATTCAACTTGAGGATTAATGTCTGCGATTTCCCAATAACGAGATTGATCCCCTAAAAATCTGATACTTAAGGACATAAAGGTATCTCCGGTGACTGATGTGTACACAGAGTACCCACTTGCAACAAACCTAGTTCTTGAAGCAGTTTGACCAGAACTGTCTAAAGAGTATCTATCAGTAGAAAAGTATTTTGTCTTCATAGTTTAAATTGGCAGAACAGCCAACGACCCCCATCCCAAGTTCAATGAAGTTGTAAAACCAAAGTCACTACCTAATTTAACAGCGGTGCTTCTAACCCCTCCTGGAGAAGCCTTCTTATATACACCAGCTGCCGTTTCAATTTCATACACAATTACTGCATCAACTACTATAGAGAAATACTTGGAGCTTAGTCCGTGTACATTGTCTACTAACTGTAGTAGAGAGTCTAATCTATCTCCACCATTCTCTACTGTTATTTGATATACCTCTTGTGGCATTCCAACTAACCCTCTAAAGTTTATATCCGGACCGCTCCAGTCTGGATTAATTTTTTCAACTTTTGATGATAGCCCGTCGTAATAAAGCCTTTGTGTGTTTTCTATAGCTGTGTTTATTTCAGGTGTTTTACTAGGAAAGTCGATCAACGCGCCAGAATAAGCTGCTGCAACTCTGGCGTCTGCTTCATCTGCTACAGATTTATTTTGGGCATTTTTAGTACTGGGGGTTATTGGGTCAGGAGCAGTATTTAGACTGTTTGAGTCATCATTGGTGGCCTTCATGTCCATAGTCCAGTTTTGCGGATCTTTAGCGTAGTCATCCCACTTATCTGCTGTGGCAATTTCCTTACGAACAGAATACTTACCAACGTACAGACCAGAGCCTGTAACAGCAGTAGATAAAGTAGAGAAAGGGGTTTTTCCAATCTTGGTTGCGTTAAATGTGTCTGCATCGTTTTGCGTTGCAAACGGGCCAAATATGTGTGCTTTTACTTCAAAAGTAAGTTTTGGGTTAGATGACTGCAGTTTTTCAAACACATCTTCTTTTATTCTTTTTTTGCTTTCTTCGCTAGGAGAAATTCGCACAGACAACTGTGGTTGAAAGTGTGGTGTTCTGTCTGTTAATGGGCTTTGAAGCATATATAGTGGGTCGTAATCCTCACTACCACCATCAACGGCGATATTTGATTTGGAACCAGTTCCAATTGGTGCTCCAGCGTAGTTTGGAATCGATGGACGAGTGTACCAAAACCCCTTGGTAGCGTATAACCAAAAAGGTTGGTAAGCGTATCCAACTGTAGTTGGAATGTCATTTAATATAGAATCATAAATCTCAGTAGAGTACTGACCCTGTGCGGAATCGCCAGGTTTGGTTATTACTCTAGGGTCACTGGAGAACCCAACCGTAATGTCGGAAACAGCTCCAGACAGCTCAAACCCAACAGACCCTAACTCACTCACAGCAATTCTATCGTTTTCTGTGTTTTGTCTTGCAGTTTCATCAAGTTGCTCAGTTATAAATGTTTTTGCTCTAGCAAATCCAAGATAAGTAGCTTGCATAGTTATGTAAACTTTACACTGAGTAGGGATCATTTTTGTACTAAATTTAGTAAACAAAACTTTTGTACCCATAACAAATCCATCAACCATAAACACTGGTGAAAATACAACACGACATGGTTGAGGAATTAAGAAAGCTGAGTTCCCTACGTTGAAGTCTGCCATGAATGTATTTATAGATGACGATTCGGGGTTAGACACAATGCTATTTAAGAAGTTGGCCGTTGCTGCCGCATTGGGGTCGTCACCATAGGTGTCTTCTGACGGGTCTAATAGAGTTTGGTTTGCCTTAAACTCGGTAGTCTCTGAGTTGTATTGCAGGTTTAAAGAGTTGTAGTTTTTTATAGCAAATTGTCTAACGTCATTCTTTAGTTTTGCCTGCTGTGCTTCAAGCAACTCTTCACTTAAACCTTGACCTATGATTGAATACAGAACACGTAAATCATGAAACACCCCCACGGTTCCTGGAGACTTAGTGTTAGGAATTGGTTCTCCACCCTGAGAAACAGTGCTGTACACGGCTGAGTTAACTTCCATTGTTCTGTCAAAAATTAGCTCAAAGTTGAACATTGCATTGCCAGCCATTGGTTGGCGTAGCTGGTTTGGATCTTGAAGAATAGGCAAATACATGTCTTTTCTAGCTTCAATGACATGTTCAATGTCTTGAGGGTTAAACTGAAAGAAACACCTAACATCTGGGAATTTTGGTTGGTTTTCTCCTAGGTCTGTCATTAGGTTTCTCATAAACCCACGCGTTAGCGTAACACTTTGGTTATTGGCGTTAGATAGGGAGCCTTGCCCAAGTCCACTAAAATCAGAAACTCTAGCAATATTTGTTGGATACGAAAATGGTTGGTTTTCAACGGTTAGATCGTTGGTTACCTCACCCTGCCTAACACCGGGGGGTAGTTGCTGAAATAGTGAGTCCCTGCTTGTCTTATAAGACATACTTACGCTCTCCTGATCTTATCAAGGTTTGTTTCTTGTTCGATTAACTTTGCAATCCTCTTTGCCATTAATCTTAAATCATACTCACTTATATTCCCTGCAGTACCAGTTGTCTGCAAGTTTATTACTGGTGATATAGTAACTGTACTCCCTTGATGAACAACTGAAGAAGTTCCAGACGATTGGGACACCGGCATAATACTTGGAAGTGATACTGGAGAAGTTGAACCACTACCTGGCATCTGAGGATCACCGGCAAATCCAGCCATTTTTTTACCAACGTCCATACCAGATATCATCTTTTGAACTCCAGATGTTCCGGTCATGTTAAACGCAGCGTTTATATCATATCCAGAAGCTTGTGATTTTTCAACGTAACCATTGAATATTCCTAGCATTGTTTTTCTACCAACTGCGGATAGTACTCCTCTTATTTCGTCAACCGTTGGGTTGGGTTTTGACAAAACGCTCATTAATGCGGAGTTGTTTGTACCTAGGTGCAGCGCGGTGTATTCAACACCTTGTGAAAAGCTGTCAAAGTTTTGCACAGGGAACAAGCCACCACCGTTAACGTTGTAGTTTGTTTCGGCTCGTTCGTATCCTGTAGCCGGATCAACACGGTTGTTGCCAGAGACTACGTTCATTGGGTTGTATGATCCACCAGTACCTTCTTTGTCGGACCATGATCTAAGTAACATGATTTTTTCAGGGGTTATGGTGTAACCCCACCTTCTAAGGAGCGCCTCTGAAAATTTATTAATGTCAACACCAAAACCAGGTCTAAATGAATTTGTATAACGGGAGTTTCCACCCATGGCTACATGGGTATTAGTATTTGCTTGCTCCATACTTAAACCGGTGGTGCCCAAGAACTTACTTAGTGACATGTCTTTTGTCCAAGCAAGCTGTAAGTGGTGCTCTTCCCCCTCACCTGAAACCAGGTTGAATCTCCATTTGTTGTTACGTACCCATGCTGCGACACGCGGATCAGACATGTCAATGTCTGCCGCCATACCAATTTCGTGCAGCGAACTACCTGGTACCGCAACTGGGGGGTCACTGTTAGATGGCTTTTTCATCCAGTTAGCGCCATAGTATCGTTTAACTTTATAAGTTTTTCCGTCGTAAGCGTCTCTGTACTCTTTTACACCGTTAGGCGCTACTTGATACCGCTCTAAGAAAAGTTTTACTTGTTCATCAGTAGATCGTCTACCACTGACTAGGTTAATGTCTAGTCCAGCCTCTGCCATTGCTCTGTCTGCCATGCTGTTTATGGCTTTTCTTAGTGCTCCGTTCAGTTCGTTAAATTCACCAGTGTTTTTAATTGTGTACTCAGGATTACCACTGTATTGAGTTTGGAGAAAACTATCAGTATACGTAGCTTTAAGGCCGGTTTTAAATTGATCAAATTGGCCAGGAGACCAAACCTCTACTGGAGGTGGTACTATTATGGCTGGTGGGGGAGGAGCAGGAGGTGGACCAGCAGGTGTACCAGCTGGTACAGTAGCCATGCTACTCCCAGTAACTGGTGTACTAGAACTACGTGGGGTCCATATTGAGGACGCAAAATCATCACTGGTATTTGGGTCGCCTAGTATTTTGCCTAAACCACCGAGAATGGCTCCACCAGCCAACAACCCAATTCCACCGGTAGCGACACCTAACCCCAACATTCCGATTCCAGCAGCTCCTGCCATACCACCAAGAATCTTTTGACCAACTCTTCCACCGGTTCTTGCGCCAATTATGCCTTCCATTGCATGCTCAAACTTAGCCATCACGTCGGTAAGGCGTTGTGTCTGCCGTTCTAATTTTGCGTACGCATCTGCCTGGTCCCTATAAAACTGCTCTTCGCGCTTTCCACGACGACGCTGAGTTTCCTCAGCTTCCATAGCAAATGTGTCATCGATACCCATAAGCTTGCGATCTTCTTCATTTGTTGGATCGTACGTGCCTTTTCCACCGCGCTTACGAAACGCTGCGTTTGATTGTGCAAATCTAAGAACCTGTTCCTGCATGTCGCCAGTAACACCCATTTGAGATAGTGTTGCACGAGATACAGAACCTGGAGCCATAGCCGATGCGGCAAGCTTGGGGTCCATTAGTCCAGCTCTCTTAGCCATACTTTCAATCAAAGATTGAGCTGATCTTTGTTTACCACCAGGCCCAATTAAGCTCATACCAGTCATCATGAACATCTTGTTCACTGTTTCTGGGTCAGCCATACTTTCAATAATTCCAGTAGCCCCAGCAGCGTCCATGGTAAACCCACTAAGAGTTCTCATCATTTCAACGCTTCGGGCCTGACCTGCGGCACTTATACCAGTTCTTGCCTGTAGATCCATCATTTCGTTAATACCATTAACTCCAAGCTTATACTGGGTTAATGGCATTCTTAGGTTATTCATTACTCCGGTTTGGCTCATGCCTGTGAGCTGTTGCATCACTAGTGTGCTTTTATCTGCGGCTAGTGAGTATCCTCTACCAGCATCAACACGCTTGTCAATTGCACTAACAATTTGTGAACCAAGACTTCCAATTATTGATGCTATGTTTCCTGCACCAAAACCACCGGCTCCTAACTGAGCCGATCCACCTATTGCTCCACTTCCACCGGAACCGAGTACTCCCGGAACGCCTGCAAATGTTCCAGGATTAGCTCCTCTAAAAAATGATCCTGGTACTCCCTGTAGTCCAGCAACTCCAGGTGGTGCTCCTCCTGCGGCAGCAACAGCGTTTGGTGCTGGTGTTATAGGTGCTGGGTGACTGGGTTTAGAGCCCGCTACTGGGGTGCTGCCGACGCTTAGCTGCCCACCACCAGCAGCACCTCCCCCACCTCCACCTTGACCTCCACTCCAATGCGCGGATTGGTCGTACACTTGTACGAGGCCCATCTCCTTTAGTTGTCGCATGGCTTTTACAGCCTGACCAAGGCTTGTCGCTAGGCGTTTACCTTCCTCAGACGCTTTTTTAAGGGCCTCTGTGATGTTCCGTAAATCAGTGGTGTCAGCGTTAATGCCAACTTCAGCCTTAGCCATAGACTGAGTTTCTTTTGAAACCATTTTCTGGATTTCATCATCATTTGCCATTAACCACCACCTCCATCCGTTAGTCGCCACTTAGCCATACGAAACCAAAAATCTCTTTGTCGGACACTCATGTCCCGTATGTCGTTTAAACTAAACCCTTTGTAGACAGAGGCCACGCCTTCGTATTCCCAGTATATACTTTTTAGATTAGGCGAGTAGAAGGGATACCCAGTCGATATTGATGTTTATATCAGCGCCACAATGTGCGCACTGGGTATTCACCTCCCCAAGCTTAGGCCCAACCTTTGGTGAAAGGAGGGCTCTTAATACTAGGTTTCTATCGTTCATAGATAGGTTCTTGGCCCACTCTTCGTTGTACAGAGAATCTCTGTGCTCCGGCCAAACAACACAACGAGAAATTAAAATTGTACTCTGTTGAGCTGTAGTTTCAGCTTTGCCCATAGCAATGTTGTCGGAGCCAACTGGGTACTTAAACTTTACCTTGGTGCCATTTTTGAATGTTACTTCAAATGGCTCTCTTAAATTCTCTTCGGATTCTTGAATTGGGAAGTCTTTATCAAGTTCGATAGTTATCGAGTTTGGTGTTCTACAAGCGTTACACGGGTAGTTAAATGTACGCTCAGGACCATAGGTGGCTTTGATAATCCCCAACAAAAGGGTGTCTCTGTCGCCGGTAATTAGGTCTTCAATCAACGCCTTGTGGCCTTGGATCAAGGTGTCACCAATTCTCACAGTAGCTCTACTGACCAACTGATTGACGTACATTGCGTACGTTATAGTTTTGTTGCTTTCAAGAGAAGCTAAGAACTCCTCATCCTTGCCAGTTAGCTCGCGCACCTCTGCCGTTGTTTGCCATTGCCCGGTGTTTGGGTTTAGCAAACCCCTATGAAGTTCAACGATAACTGTCTCTGGTGTGGCTATTGATGGAGCGGGGTCTTTAAACGCGTGGTCTAACGACTCAACTTCTATTGACTTTTCCAATTTGTTCTCCTTATTTAGTTAAATCAGTTAACGCTTGCTAGAGCAGTAATATCAGTCTCTGTCCATGCAAGTTTAAATCCCTCGTGGTGAACAGTCAATTGTTGTACAACGATGCCTGAGTCACCAGCTGAGAGATCACTTAGTGTGTAGGCTCCTGGCCAGCAGTTGAACAGCTTAATTCCAAGCCGAGCTTTACCAAGGTTGGTTGCTGCTGAAGAAACAACGCCAGATTCCTGGTAGTTTCCTACTGAGTGTGGGTGGTCAAAAACCCGCACTAGAATGTGACACCGGTAGTCATTACCGTTGGCAACAGTTGAGTCTGAACCCGAGTTACCAGCGGCCTGGTTCCAAGAGTGGATAAACTCAGACCACTTCCAGAGGTGGCTTTGCTCAGCAATTACACCACGACTGAATGTTACTGGTCCAAAGTCGGATTGTCCGACTAGCTTATGGGTGTGGGTGTTCATACCACCCTCACGGTAACCAACCATTTGGTGCTGGACTGAAACACCAGTCATAGCAGCAAACCCGAGATCTCCAATGCCGCTAAGGACAGTAGCAAGTCGTGTGTTACTAGTTGGTTGAATTTGGACTTGGAACTTAAAGTTCCTTACCGGATCTGTGCTCGCTGAACGTGCCATTTAATCATCTCTCCTTATCAGAGTGTCTCTGTTGCGTTTGAACCACCGGTCCATTGGGACAGGTTTATTACCACAAATTCGGCTGGATACTGCAGAGCAACACCAACCTCGATATGTACTTCACCATTATCAACGGTTACAGCCGTGTTGTTTGACTCATCACAAATTACGTAGTAAGCCTCTGAGGCATTCTTGCCCTTAAGACCACCTTGGCGCCAGAACTCTCCAAGTAGTGCGGAGACAGATCCAGTGAGTTGGTCCCAAAGTCGAGCGTCGTTTGGCTCAAACACAGCAGACTCAGTGCCTTCTTTAAGCACTTGCTTCAAGTAGTTTAGGGTTCTACGTGCAGAGATGAACTTACCAGGAGCTGATTTGTCTAGAGTGCGGGCTCCGTTGATAATGATCCCACCACCAGGAACAGCCTTCAACACGTTAACGTTGTATGTTGAGTAGAGCGTACCTGTTTGAGCTTCGGTAAATGAAGTACCAAGACCCAGTGAGTTACGAACAGTAACGTTGTAGCCAGCTGGGCTCTTAGCAACGTTGCGTTCAATCTCGGTGCGAACATATACTCCAGCGATTGCACCACCTGGTGCAGTGGCTCTAACTGCTCCTGGCCCAGTCTTGGATGGGTCAACCATGGTTAGATGCGGGTAGTACACAGCCCCGTAGTTTGAACTAGTGTAGCTTCCTACTACTGAACCACCAATGGTGGATACATCAACAGCGGTCATGTCTGGGTCGATAATTACAAAGGAGTTTCCTCGTGATTCTGCCTTTGCAAGAAACTGGTTAATAACAGTTGCTGAAGTTTTATTAACGGCGTTAAGTAGCAACACACCTTCTACTGAATCTAGCTGACTAAGGGCCGTCACGTAGTCTGAGTCCTGCACTGCGCTTCCGTTTGAACCACTTGTAAATGTGGTTGCTACTGAGTTATACACCCAGCTAGAGTTGGCTACAATTCCTGCACCGGCAGCAACACTTGTGATGTAGCTTGAGTAGTTATTAAGGATAGTAACAAAATACCGGCTACTGGCAATGTCTGGAGACAAGTCGTTCCATCGTTCTACTTCTTCGCCGCTCAGCTTGATTACCAAGTTAAAGGTGGGCATAACCGTTGACGAGGCGGCGGTGTTTCCGTTTGAAAACTCTAGGGTAAGGCTGTTACCCCAGGCACCCTTACTCTTTGCAGAAGCAGTAAACAAGGTGGCGGATGCTTGACCAGAACCATTGGGGTAGTAAGCAACTGTAGCTGTTGCTGTTACAGCAGTGCTACCGATAACTCTGGTGATCCATGCGTCTCTACCACCGTTTGCAAAGTAATGGTAAACACCAAATCCAAGGTCAGAGGTTTGTGAAAGATCACCATAGAGTGTCTTGTACTCAGACCATGACTGTACTAGGGTTGCGGCTGAGGGTCCTCGCGATGCTTCACCAAAGAAAGCAGCTGCTGATCTTGAGGTTACTCCTCTACGAACCTTCGGCAAGAATGCCGATTCGGATACGTATACTCCTGGATTCTTATATTCAGGCATTTAAAACTCCTCTGAAATTTGGGGTGTTAGGGTGTGAATTGCCGTATCGTTATCATATATATTACCAACTACAGATGCTACCTTCTTGACAGATGTCAGGTCTGTTGCAGCTATCTCAGCGTTCATTTGAATTGTAAACATCTTTCTAAATATGCGTTTTCTATAACCAGATTCTCTGTCCAAAAGGTCTGCGGTAGACCACGACAGTAAATCAAACCTTCTAATAGTACCATCTTCAGGTATTTCTATAAAGCCCTGCCTAAAGGGCACTACTCTGCGTAGTATTTTACTTGAAAGTTGTCTGTCGTGTAGAGCACTTCTGGTGTGAGTAGTTATTTGGTATACCAGGTTAACTGGTATAAACGAGTGTACAGCTAAAACATTAGAGTTAGTAACCATAGAAGACATCTCAGATTCGGTCAGTTCTGATGGATAATAATTAATGTAATTAGGCTTACTTGATGCCGAAGCACTATTGCTGTAATACATCGTCGTTTCAGATAGCTGTCTACGGGTGTCATGAGACATGCCCACCATTTCAACAGTTATAAAAGGGTATGCCTTTTCGGTTTCGCCCTCTGGGTATCTAAAGAACACCTGAACTGCTCGGCTGGCATCTCTGTCATCAGACACAGTTAGGTTGCTGAATCGGTTTTTAACCGCAGCATCTTCTGCGAGCAAGAACCCTTTATTTGGCATGCCCACTACCCCTCGATAACCCTAATTTAGAAAGTTCTTCTTTAATTAGTGGAACTAACTTTTCCTGAGCCCGGATAGAAGCCATACGTATAACAGGTGCTGGTGGTAGTTCTGGTGTACCGTACTCCAACAATGTTGCGTCAGGGTGGGGCGAGTAGATACTAACCATCATTTTTTCTTTATCAAATTCAACAATTATTGTGTTGGCTACGTCACCCCAGTCGGCAGAAGCATCTTGGCGTACTTCCTTCTGATACTCGGCAACGGCTCTATCCACAGCATTATGGAATTCGCCTAGTTTAGAAATAAAACTATGAACAGCCCACGGCATTCTGGGCTTTGGTTTAGATACTTGAGCGTCAGAACTGAAATCAGAAGACACAGATTTAGAATTCCCAATCATTGGGTCTCCTTACAGTTCTAGGCGTTGGATGCTATGGCGCTCGCCATAACTATCTTAATTTTACCCTATTTGAGGTAAGGATGTAGGCCATGGAAGGTTGTTACTGCTAAGTGTTGGGAATGTGTCGTCGTTGACAAACTCCTGGTCAACGTATAATTCTTGCCCTTGTAAGAGCACAAACACTTCCTCTTTTAGACGACCTCTAACCCGGTAATCAAAGACTGAGTAGAATCTACCGTCGTAGGAAAACACATCATTTAGATGCTCTCTGTATTCCCAGACATTTGATAGACCAGCATCTCGCATAGCTTTTATGGGTATAAAAGCGTCAATAGTCTCTAGAGTTAACCGGCCCTCAGGAATAGCTCTACGCTGATCCTCAGCCTCTGAGACTAGGAGCACCGGCAAGACAACACCAGGCTTGTATTTACGGCCACCTAAACCTGATGGTGACTCATCGTACACGTCATCATAAACACTGTTTAGTGTTGCAGAGGTTCCTAGAGGAACAAACTCGTACCAGACAATAAACTCTTCCCCAGACTCCTTGTGGCGTTTGTTAAAGTGTTTATTTATTAACGAAAGTTCGGTATGAAGATTCATCAGTAGAAAGCGTTAGTAGTAGCGCCTGACGGCGGGGTTGTATCAATGTAAACATCTTCACGAAGGCGGTCACCCTTAGTCTCAGGGGTAACAATACCATCGTCAATTTCTGGCCATAGTCGTTCCATCGGGGAGAAGTCGCCAAGCTCTTTCTGCTTGTACAAGGGGACAAGCCTGTTGGTTGTTCTAGACACTCTTCGCAAGTTCATAACTTCAAGACGGTCAAAACCAATGTTTAGGTTTGCTGCGTGTCGTTCGTATTCCTTTTCCCACTGAGCTAGAAGACCTTGTACCATTCTAAATCTCTGGCTTGCTGGTATATGAACTGACTCAGAAGTAATGACGTCAATGTCTCGACTGTACTCAGTCATCAGAGCCCACAGACACTCACAAATTGCAGCTATACCGATAGCATTAATTACAACATCAGCTAACTGATCAACAGAGAGGTTGATGGTATGTAGGTGCTTTTCTAGGGCCCTTTGGGTGTAGAAAGAAAGGTCAGTGGGCGTAACCCACTCGTAGTAATAGCCTTCTACCAGCACTTTTGTCCCTGACGCATATGTGTTAGCTAAACGCAGTATTCCGTTGCGCTCATCAAGAGAGTACTGAGAGGCACTTAATGCAGAAGCAGACCCAGATCCAGTGGTGTAGACGGCAACCCATAAGGATTCTGAATCGACATTGATATGGCTTAAATCATAGGTTCTTCCGACAACATCAAAAGATGTTTGAAAGAACTTAGGGAAATCCCTGAGGTAGGTTCTTGCGATATTCTCAATGTCTGTTAATGTTGCCATGGTATAAGTTTACCTTATGACGGAGTGTCTGCTGAGTCCTTGCCTGGGACGGTTTTTTGTGTAGGTTGGTTTAACGCAGGCTGCTCTATACGCATAGACGTAGCAGCGGTTACCTTCCTTAACTTGATCTGGTCGGCAGTGCCAGATGGCTTAGGCAGTTTTTCTGTCATTTTGCTCTTATAAACCAGCGCATACTGATGTTTGGTTGCACATGGGTTATTGGGGTTGAACCACCAGTTGAACCTGTGTCACCGGTTGACGGCCCAGTTGAGGATGCTTGGTTTACAACGGAACCACTTGTTCCTGAGTGTTCAGGAGTAACAAACACGTGGGTGTGCCCGGAGTGCTCAGTGGTATTGAGAGTGTAGTGTGCCTGCATTCCTTGACCAACAATACCTGTTAGCCCATCTGCAACTAAATCAGCGGTAGCTGACCCAGGTATTACATACCCTTTGAGCCACCCTAAGGTATTAGGGTATAGAACTCCAGCAATTGCTTGTCCAAGCCTAGTAACAAACCCAATACCTTCTGACGGCGTTTCGTCTTGACCACCCAAGGGTTGGTGGCTGTGTTGCCCACCATTGACAGTGTTGCCAGAACCATGACCATGGGCAATACTATGTGTGTGATCACCAATTGTGTGAGTGTGCGCCCCAAGACTGTGGGTGTGGCTGGGCAAGTTGTTCTCACTAATGGATATTGTTGAACTTCCACTAACGATTCCCGCCGTAGAGTTACCAGTAACAAACTTTGATGTCGAAGAGTACATATTTGGAAGTGCAAATTGGGTGGTTGTTTCTGATCCATAATCGTCACCTATAAGCCCGTACAACGCAGCGTACGACTCTTTTGAGACCATCTGACCATTACACTCTAGCCAAAACGTTTTACCAGCAGGGTTTGGGCTCGTAGCGTTACTTGGCCACATAATAATTGACCCAATAGGTGTTACTGACCCAGAGTCCTCACTTAGTAGGAGCTCAATCCATGCCCCATCACGCTTAACGTACACACCTGATGAACTAGCGCCTACAGCGTTTTTATAGTAAAAATCGCCGTTTGAACCAATACCGTTTGACGGCACTGCATTCCCACGGAGGCTTGTGGTAGATGGGACGTTTACACGCTTGTCAACGATGTTGGCGTTTGAAGGAGAGGTTGCTCCCTGACGGAACACCATAGCCAAAACAACATCGTCTTCTGTGATGTACGTAGATGTGCTAACCCCAGTGGTAGTTAGCAGACGTGCTGCTGACTTAGGATAAGTTGGGTTTGTAACACTTTGAACACCATCAATAATTGTGATAGTCGCAGTGTTTGTTGCCGGTGTGCACCTAACAACAACAGCATCAAACCTATATCCAGATGATGGACCGGCGCTTAGTGCCTTACCAGCATCTCCAGAAACTTCGTACACTACTCCTCTGAGGGCTACAAATCCACTAGCGATGGCAATTAAGCCAGATGACGTTGAGGAAGTTACTGCGCACCCAGACAATACACCAGTAGATCTATCACCCAAAATTTGAAAATCAAGTGAGTCTGGTTCAGCTTGATCCAGGGCAATAAATTTAGTACCGTCAACGTCAGTTGCGTTAGGGATTATGTAAGGCATTTACACCTCAAGCCATAGTGTCGTAAATGTTTCCGTTTGCACGAAGGTAGTTAAAAAGATCCTTTGGAAGCTTGTAGGTCTTGCCGTCCTTGAAGTCAAATCTTGTTAGTCCCCAGATCATGAGCCAGGTTCCCTTTACTCGGGCCTTAACAAAGTCCCCGTCCGTGCTAGAGACGGTAACGGGCTCTTCGATTACTACTTCATCCTGCTCTTCAGCGGGTTCTGCCCAATTTGTTGTTGTTGTAATTTTACGAGGCATTGTGTTCTCCTTTTAGTTTTACCATATAAAGCAATATGGTGGGGGAATTACCCCCCACCATACTACATCATCTGAACGTTAAGTTCAGGAAATTGCGCCACCGAGTGTGTTGAGAATTACTCGGCTTTCGTGGGTGATTACACCGAATCCCCAGATGGCGTACCAGGCAAGACCGTGCTCACGACCGAAGTCAATGACACCGCCGTCACGGAGCTCAACCGGGAGGCTGATTGCGTGACCGAAAGCGTTGTCACCGATCATGATGGCGTTGTAAGCCTCGGCGTTTTCCTGGAAGCCAGAGGTAGCGCTGGTGTCTAGTGTTGAACCCATTCCGTACAGAGGAGCGGAAGCAGCAGTGGCGTCCAAGCCCTTCTTAACCTGAGTGGTTTCGATGAACACTACGTCGTACAGACGACCGATTTCACCAAGCATGAAGTTGCCGGGGGCAGCGTACTTGGTGACTTCGATGAACTCAGGCCAGTCACGGAGTGAACGGCTCTGGCTTGGGTGTACGAAGCAGACGTAGGTGTCGCCCAAACGGGGGATGTTCTGACCGGCGAGAACTTCAACTGCGTCCTTGATGGAGGCGGGGCTGAGGTAACCGGGGGCAGAAGCTGAACCTAGGGTGCCAGCGTCGTAGGGGCTGATGGCTCCACGGGTGGTAGCAGCATTACGACCAAACACAACGCTTGGAGGAACAGCTGATCCGCCACCGAACGGTACACCGTTCTTGTAGAGGGTGTTGCGAGCCTGGATGTCCATGCTCTGGGCCATGTGACGACCAAGTAGACGAGAAGCTGATGCCATAACGTCATCGAATGATGCGTTGAGCAGCAACTCGGTAACGGCAACAGCCTTACCATGCTCGCTTACGGTGATCTGAATTTGGCTTGCGGACAAAGCGACGGGCTCCATACGGGTACCTTCGCTAAGGGTTGCTCCTGCTGACTCATCAACTGACAGGTTGTTGTAACGCATGAAGTTGATGGTCAAACCGGGCATGACACCGAGTTCAGTCTTCTTAACAGCGAACTGCTCAAAGCGAAGCACGGGCATGGCCTGGAATAGGATTTCCTTTGACCAAATTTGCTGGATTGCGGGAGATAGAGCGGAACTACCGTCAGTATAACCGGTCACTGAACCGGTAGCTGTACCTGTAATTGCTCCACCTGCTGGTGCGGGTAATGCCATGTTAATATCCTCCGATGGATAGGGTTAGTTTGGGTTTAGTAGCGGCCCCGTTGCTGAGACCGTGTTGCTGACAGTAACTTTTCACGCATTTTTACATATTGATCCATCGGCATATTGCGGATATCCTCCGCGCTAACCGTTTGGTATTCCATTTGGTTGTCCAGTGGCCCAGACGGAGGAGCCGTTACCGGAGCCCCCTTCAAGCGAGGGGGACTCGCTTGCTGGATTGATTCAATTATAGCAGTACTTCTATCACGAAGTACGGTAATGCTGTGTTCAATCTCCTCTTCAGTATTACCTGAAATAAGATCGCGCAGCTCTGGAATGATGGTTTCTGACTCCGCCTGAATACGTCTCTGGCGGTAAGCCTCTAGTTGCTGGAGATAGCGCTCCTTTTCAAGCATGGCATCCTGAGCCTGCCGCTGCTTTTCAAGCTCGGCAAACTTCTGGCCCCATTCGTTCTCGACCTGGTTGATTCGCTGGTTCCACTCGTCCTCTTTCTTCATGAGGAGTTCCTTGGAACTTAGCTCTTCAAGCTCACGTTGACGAATGAGCTCAGCTTCCTTCTTAGCGCGATCTGCGGCCTCTTTAATGGCCTTTTCACGTTCGCTACTAAGCAGGTTTAACTGCTCTTCCATTGACTTGACACGATGATCAGCGTCCTCTAGACGCTTATACATCTTCTCCTTCTCCTGCTGGCGCACCTTTTGGATGTCCTCTTCAGAGAAGTACTTTTCTTCCTGAACCTTTGGAGCCGGAGCTTCTTCCGGATCTACGGGAACCTGAATACCATCTTCAAACTTTGACATAAGTTAACCTCTTTTAGTTGGGCTGATAATGACTGATTTAAAACAACTATTTATTCTTCGTCAGGAACACGACGCTGGGCAAACCTAGCTCCGTATGCCTTTGCAACTATATTGTTTACCATTCCTTCTACAGGACCGCCTACCGCCTGGGTTCCCGGTAAGGTACCTCCAGGTTGGGCAGGAGAACCTGCACTTGTTACATTAGCACCTCCAGCGGGTACCGTGCTGGTACCCTCGGGGCCAGGTAGCAAGCCTGTGGCAAGCATGACCGCTTGGTTGATCTGTGCGCGAAGCATGTCAAGCGCTCCTTGATCAATAGCATCATCTCGCAATTCTTCAAATATCTCAGCAAGTTTTTCACGTGGGAACTCTTCACCCAACATACGCATAGCGCCTTCTTTGGACTCAAGCCCCATCGCCATCTTGGCCTGAGCTTCGTTAAGTTTAATAAGCACATCAACTGGTAGTGGTTCTGGCCAGTGTATTTGAGTCTTGTATGTCAAAGGATCAGATGGGTCAAGTTGTGGCAATTGATCACCCTCTGGTGCTTCGGCTTTAGAGGGGTCGTAAATAAGAAGCTCAGGTTGGAAAATTGCAGCAGTTCGGATTATTATTTCGTTAATCTTTTCCAGACCTTTTGTAAAATGGATTCTCTTCATGTTGTAGCGATTCATCAACGGCTGATATTGGATTGACAAAGCTACACCAGAAGTGTTAGACACTGGTTGGAACTGGCCGAGGGCGGTCTCTGGTACTCCAGTTATTTCGTGCATAACACGCTTTAGGAACTGAATGTATTGAAGAGCTCCAGCCATGTCACCACGTGACTCTAGGTTTGTAACTGACGCATCCTTTGGCAACCCAGCCCAAACCTTCTTTGGTCCACGCTCTAGCTGGCTTGCCTTAGCACCAATAATGATTGTCACGGGAGCAGCATGGTAGTTAATGATGTCCGATATTTCGGTCATCTTTTCGTTTAGTTCGCGGTTAAGTGGGATTATGTCCCAAATGTCAGATTGACCCCAAGGTGACGACGAGATAGTCATATTTGGAATATGTACTACTGGCACACGGCCAATTGGGTTAGGGTACTGATCCACTAGTTCATCATTGATGTATTGCTCAATACTGTCATCAGTAAGGATTTCAGTAAAGGTGTATACCTGCCGTGTACCTTCTGGAGAAGTCCCCCAGAATCGATACTTGAGCTTAAACCTCAGAAGACGATCACGATCATGTGGGTGGTACTCAGGGAAGCAGTGGGCAGGGTTTAATGGGATTACTCTGATTCGCCCTTCGTTCATAATCCCTAGAGGATCAATAAAGGGTTCTTCGTAAGCAACCTTGACAAAGCAGTCACCTGTTACTCCAGCAAGCTGCCCCATTTCCCATAGAACGTTGTGCTTAGAGTTGTCTACTTCCCAAACTTTGTGGAGTAGGTGGGGAATAATTGCAGCGTTTTGCTCTGGAACTTTCCATTGAACGCCCTTACCAAAACAAAAGTTTGTAATGTAATCGGCAAAAGTTCTAGTGTAGTTTAGGGTGATGTTTTGTTCGCCCTGCTCACGACGATATGACCAGTGGTGACCAAGGTACCATGCCCAACATGCACTATAGCGGTTTAAGCGAGGTCCATGTACTTCAAACTCTTCGTCAGCAAGCTCAACCAGACCAAGAGGGGATATAGCAACAGTTAAGTCACTAGAAGAAGCTCTGTAACTCGGTGACCAGAAATCAATCGGCATTAAATCCCCTGGTGTTTAGATCATTAATGATTAGTTGTTCTATAGAACTTGGAACGTCAATGTATGTTATTGATTGTACCATCCCTAACGGGATATGAGAAGGATTGCTGTAATAAACCTTACTATCTAACTCGTTACGGTCTGCTAACCACGTACCAACTAACGTAATGTGGTCTTTCAAAAAGTCTTCTACTACCCAACCAATTGAGATTGGCCGAACTGGGTGGGGCTTGTATTCTGTGGGGTCCACCCACCCAGTAGGGCCATCAAAGGCGTCAAGCCATGTAATTAAAGCAAGCTTTGGAATAGTAGGTTTCTTAGACTTTTTGGCTTTGTGCATTGTAAAACTTCCCTCTAAAGAATGCTGTTCCGTTATGAAACGGTATTTGCTCGTAGAAAAAGTTTCCCTCACCGGGTTGGTAAGTCACAACACCAATACCCTGTTGCCAATCTTCAACAATGGTCATTGGCCGTCCATCCAAGTCGATGGACCCTTTAGTGGAGGGTACGGTCCCGTCGCATCTTGCCAACGTACCAGGGGATGCGGCCATGATAGTCTTGGGTCCATCGAAATCGTCGCGTGAACGCTCCGCCCATTCGCGGCGGTGGATGTGCCCGTATAGTACAGAGGATTTCTCTGTGTTGAGGTAGGCATGCGCTGTAGACCCGTTACTGCGTACTTTTGTGCCGTGGATGACCCGGAGTCTTTGGTTGATCCAAAATTGTCCCGCTGGATAGCCCGGTACATAATCCACCCCATAATCATCGAAACGGCAGAGATAAGGGATAGACAGAACAGGCCAAGAGTCAGGGGTGTTACCACGCTTGATGCCGAATGCTGCTTTCGCATTGTCGAGGACAAAGTTCACCAATCTTTCTTCGTGGTTACCAGCTAACCAAACTATTCTAGCGTTTGGGGCAACCGTGCGTAATTGAGCACAAAGTACTGTAGCCCGGTCTATGGACGCTTGCGTCGTCAATGCATACGCACTGCTTAATCTGTACTTTCCAAATTCAGGAAAGTCCAAGTTATCTCCAACCAAAACCACTAGATCTGGGTTTAGATTCTTAACTATCGAAAATGCAATATCGATTGCTTCTTCGTCGTGTGTTGGCTCTAGCTCACCAGAACGAGCTCTAAAGTAACCAATCTGCATGTCTGGTAGAACCACACAGGTTTCATACCCATCTTTGTTAGATGATGCTTTTGCCGTCAGTTTCGGCATTCGTACAGATGGTCCTGGCTGTACTACAGGCCATTCAGGTGCAACGGTCAACGCTTTAACAAGATCACTCACAGCCACACCGCCCGTTCATATGACGAGAAATGGTGCTTGAGCTAACTGGGTAACCGTTCTTGGTTAGGATTTCAGACAACCAAGTGCAAGAGTAGATCTTTGCTCTACCGTTACCAGAGTCAGTCTTTATTGCCTTTTCTGCGTTTTCTACAGCCCCAGCTTCATCAGCTGGAAGGTTTTCTTTGATGCGCGTGTACGAGCACTTTTGTTTCATAGAGCCCGTGTGACGCTCCATTAAGTCTTTGATAAGACCGTTGGAATCTGACATCTAATACTCCTTGTGATACCACTCTGATTGAGAGTGTGTTTATGCGGCAGTTGTGCCACTCGTAGTATACACAGGTTTTGCGTTATGCAACGCATTTGAAAGTGCTTGTATTAGTGCGTAGAGTTCCTGCTCTTCTTCAACTCCACGAGCTGTTACACGCTGAAGGTATTTGAGTGCTGCTGCAATCTGCAGGATATTCATAAGTGCTCCTTTTTGGTGGAGCACTTACTGTATCAGATCTCAGCCAGAAACAACCGTCTTGTTGGGAAGATTCATGTGCCCACCTGTGTTATAGGAGTACTCAAACTGAGGCATGCCGTCGCCTGACATTGAACCCATGACGAACTCTTGGAGGTGGTCAGGGGCTTCAATCCAGGTAGCTGAGCCAACGTGAGCACGCTCACGCATGGTCTCCTCAGGGTACTTGTAGAACATCTCGGGGTTGTTATGGTTCACCCGCATTGGCGAAGGAGCAGTGTCCTGGTAGGCGCCAATGCTGAAGTCCATGGGAACGTCGGTGTCAGTTGCTACGCCTTCCTCAAAGCGGAGTGGACCACGGTTCATGGGAATGCTGGGAGCAAGTGAGCGCTCAAATTGTGGGTCACCCTTTTCTGGGAACATTGGGGCGGGGGCTACAGCCATAGGTTATCCTCCTGTTGGAATGGACGTGTATATATGTAGATTACCACGTTTTGATGCTCTTATCTGAAAAACGGACTCTCAGATACGGTCACCATTGGCATGGTGTCAGCGACAGACATAGCGCATGCGATAGCCAAGGAATCTGGGTAGTCGTCAAAAGCGCCCTTTTCTTCTGGTGCTGAGGCCAATAAATAGGGTCCTCTGTACACCTTCTCTAGGTCTGACATTTGCTGATTAAAGCGTTTCCATGATCGTGTACGACGTGCTTTTGAGTGACCAGGGATGATGAGTTGGTCACGCTGTATAAGTTCAGTTAGATGAACCCAACGTTCATTTTGGTTTTTGGCGTCTGAGGTAACAGCAAGGACCTCAATTTTTGGAAGCAAAATTTGCAACCGCTCTGCTACAGCACCGCCAACACCCTGGGCATCAACACCAATTCTGTACACATTATAATTGCGAAGAAAGTCAATAATCTCAAAATACTGGGATTCCCATTCTTCATTGTTAATCTCCAACCAGTTTAGGACTCTATGTTCATAGAACCCAAAGCCATCAGGATGATCCCAATCAACCCAACAAACCGTTACTACTGTCGAGTCATTAGATCTTGCTACGTCAATTCCAACGACAACTGGTGTTCTCCACCACTGCTTTACGAGGCCCATTGACTGGTCGTACATGCGTGATAGACGTTCATCTGAAACAAACATTCCCTTTTCAAGAATCCATTTATTGCAATAGGACATTTGGAACTCGTCAGAATCTTCTCCGATTCTTATTTTTTCCTTAGATATGAATTTTGCGTAGTTGTCATTGTACTTTGCGGCTGTCTTCCAGTCGTACTCAAAATGGCACTGACGGTGATTACGGCGAGAGTTGACATCACGGCGTTTGTTGAACTGGATCATTTTGTAAAAATAGGATTTGTTACGAGTTGCGGTTCCAGTAAGGGCAATACTCCCGTTGTTGAACGCCAACATGGGTTTGATTGATTTAGTGATCATAAACTCGTCGGCTTCCTGAGCCTCGTCTACTAGCACAAAATGGTAGGTTTTAGATTCAATCTTTGCCTTAGGGTTACAGGTTTGCATACGGCACAAAGACCCTGAATGCTTAAGGCTTATGATCCTTCCCTTACCACGAGACCCACCAGATGTGGCTTTGTCATCGATTTCTGGGTCAAGGAGAAAATCCATAGCGTGATCGCTAGTAAGTTTATTTACAATACGGCTAAATACCGTATCAGCCTGGTCTTCTACTGGAGCAAACACCCCACACCAGAATCCTTTATCAAACTTTCCAAGCCAGGTTGGATAGACTTTTGACAACTTAGGAAGAATAACCATCATAGATGCGAGCACGTTTGATAGTACTTCTGATTTTCCAGACTGGCGGGTAGCAACAAGTGTAATCTCTTCACCGTCACCAATAACAATTGACTCAATCATTCGATACGCAATTGGTATTTGGTATGGGAAAAACGTTACGTTACAAAATTCCTCTGTAAAGAGGATGAGTTTCATAACTAACTGATCAATGAATTCCTGGGATGTTTCATCGAGCTCAATCGCCTCGATGTCCTCTGGTATCGAACCTTCTTCTGCCACTTGTTGCATAAACTAATTATACTTCTTCTGTATAGAGTATTCCTTGGTTTGGAATATCTAGTGGTTTCTTTGGCATTCCAATGGATTCAGCAATTCTGTCAATCAAATAAAACAGATCTGGCAAGCTCACTAAGTACCCGTAGTCTTCCCGTTCACCAGAAATTATTGGTGACACAGCACCGAAGTCGTAACCAAGGTGGTTAATGCTGTTAACCAACTCATGCAGGTACTCACGATCTTGCCCGTTACCGCGAAGCAAAGCTTTACGGTTAGGGTGAGGATTTTCCTTGTCTGTTTTTCTGTTTAAATTTACCATTAGTTGTCTCCTGTACGCTCAATAATACACTAATTGTTGTTCAAACTAGCTTTTCTAGTCAAAAGTTCATCCCAAAGAGCATTAATAATGTCTAAATGCTGCGCAACTTCTTCCTCTGGAAGGTCGTTGTACCTCCAGCTGTCAAATGTTTGCCCAAGATTCATGATCGTAATATCCATCCAATTAACTATTGATGGAGTATCCATTTTTTCAATCCGGGCTAACTTTTTGTGTGTCTGGGGCTTTTGTTCTCGTTTAAAAAACATCACCACTCCCGTATGTCGCTCGTTGA